CCCACTCGAGGTTTGATTTGATCCAATCAAAGACTTCAGCGTTGCTTGTGCCCAGACATTCGAAATCAACCGCTTCAGCACGGGTATGTTGTGAATTTAAACTGCTACCTATTTTTAGGCACAGCTCAGGGGAACGGAAACAGCTAGTAACCGTAACTCTGCCAAAGTGATCACGCACTGGTTGTAGAATATTTTCACAAAGTAATCTTAATTTTTCCATTTGATCTGCATTTGGATTATTATCAATACCGAGCCTGATGGCTGTATCTGATTTAATAAGCTCTGAAAGGCTAAAGTTCCGTGTTAATTTCATTATTGTCTCCTTTATCTGATACCCATGTTTGTATACTTAATCTAGGATGTGTCTTTTTTAAATTTGAGTTTACCTTATGTTTAAGACCAGATTCAACAATAACCACTGAATTTCCTTTGATTGGTATAAAACCTGAACCTAAATTAGATTTAAACATAAATTCACCGCCCCAAGACTCGTGCCATGTTTTATTAAAATAATACGTTACAGCATATTTTCTACCTTCATCATTAGAATCATTATGCCATCCTAAATGATTACCATATTCAAATTTTCTAATATGACTATGAAAATTCATTTTTTTAAAATCAATAAAACTATTGTATTTTAACAATGTATGAAAAATAAAAAAAAATTTAGAATCTATACCATTTTCATTTTGACCAAATGAATATGAATTGTCCTCTTCTTCCTCTTTAAATTTTCTCCAGGTAATTTTAGTTTTATTCATACCTTTACTATTTCTTATTTTTATTACATTTTTGTACATTCTTTTGTACTCATGTTCTGGCAAAAAATTGTGTATCCAAAAAAGTTTGTCGTGAAAGTTAAACGCTAGGTTCATCCTTTTCTTCCATTTGATAAAACATTTTATCAGAATCCTCCGTTACCATTTTCGTAGCTTCCGCATCCCAGTAAGTAGTTTGGACTTTATAGTCTGGCCAACTTGTGTCAGTAGTAAAACTATTAATGTGCCAAAGAAGGCGATTGTTAGGCTGAGCTGCGTAATTACCGTTATCAAGAGCCAGTATATGTGCACACTTATGTTCTTGAGGAATTTCAGAATGCTCAGTATCCAATATGTTAGTATCCGGATGAGCCCAATCAATCGTAAATAAATATTGTCCATGATAAAATTTTTTATCTAATCCTAAAAATTTACCGTTTACACCATCCAACCAATCAAAGCAATGAACACTAGGCCAATAACTAAAACAATTCCACAGTTCCAACTGCTGCGTTGACATATCGGGCACCTTGGCTCTGTCATACGATTTTTGGAAAAACGCTGAGATAGGCAGTCTCCAATAACACGCACCGTTGGGTAACATGATATTAAATAAGATTGCACGACCTGAAATAGATGTGATACCAAAGATAACACACTCTTCAGTTTCTCCATGATGTTCTTTAAGATCATACAAATATTCCTTTCTTAATTTACAATATATTGGAGGAATGTTAGCATTTAAATAAGCCATTAATTTAGTATAAGTTTTTTTATACTTTTTTCACCCATGTAAATTTCAGTTTCTGCTTTGCTTTTTATGCATTTATATGTGACGTTAGGTGTGTATTGTCTTTCAGCATGACGCTTGCCTCGAAGGCATGCAGCCATATTAGGTTGAATACGATGCTCCTTGATCTCTGCTCCTACAAACATAATTAGGGCGACCACAGACTCAATCATTGTACGCTCCGTTCTTATATCCTAGATCCCTGTTGGCATCTTTTAATTCTTCTATGTCCACTAATACTTTGTCCATCTGTCCTCGTAAAAATTCTATGTTTACTTTGTTTAACGCCATATTTTCAAGGTGTGCATTTATACGATCTAAATTTTTATAAATATCCTCCAGCATCATGAATTGCTCAGAATCTGCGGGCAATGAACCTAGTTGTCCACGTGGCCATTTGATTCTAAACTCTGTATTCTCTTCAAGATCTTTTTCCATGATCTGTATACGAGTGTCTGCAATGTTTAAACGTTCTATTATTTGAAAATAGCCCATGGTGCCAAGTGCTACGATGACGATCAGCGAGGCAACCGTCTTCATAGGCATCTGCACGGCTGCCTCCTCCGATATATTGAGTGGTTTTTTATTCATAAATTATTTTGGTAAAGAATTTGTAAGCCATTCATGTGCTTTTTTAAATGGCCATTTAATTATATTCCATACCCATTTTACTATTTTTTTTGCCATAGTTTCCTCCATTACTCCTACTGCATGGATACAATTTATACAATTACAATTAAGCACCATGCATTGATTAGTATTAACATATGTACCTACACCCTTACAATGACAAGGGTGTCCACACATAACACAGTTTAACATTTCCATCTTCTCCTTGCTTGTCGTAATCTTGAGTTTGGATCTCTAGCAGCTTTAGGAAACTTTTTCATTTGTCCAAGTGATCTCGCACAAAAACTCTTTCTACGTTTTGCATCTTTAGAACCTGGTTTTACTTTTCCCGTTACAGCTGTTTTTAATTTAGATCCTGGATTTGCTTTTCTGTAGGCAGCAACACCAGCTGCTGTCATTCCAGCACCCTTTTCAGTTGGTCTAAAATTTTTTTTATTACGGGCTGGCATTACATCGCCACCTCTTTTATAAGCCTCAAGTTTTTTATACATATTATGTAAATGTAATTGTTACTCCACCAGTTCCACCTATTGTTGCATGAATACCATCTTGAAACAAAATACCAGATCCTGGAATAAACATATCCAAACCCTCCTCGCCAAAAAGAAAAGTTGCTATTGTTGTACCAGACGCTCCCCCACTTTTAAAAATTATAGATCCACTAGCACTATTACCTTTTGCTTGTATGGAAGTAAGTCTAGCTCTTTTAGTTGTAGGAACCATTTGAGCAGTGCTCGTAGCATGAGCAACCGATTGATCACTAACAAATGAAGAACCGCCTGGCATTTATTATCCGTTTGTTGTAGTTAAGTTAGGTCCTGAAAACTTATCTGTTAACAAAGTATAAGCTGCAATATTGGTTTTTGTTTTGCAAAAAATACCTTTTGGAAACAGAATACCATCTTCAGGAAAATTAAAATTAATTACATCTCCAGTTGGAACATCTGCTAGAAATAAAGTTGTTCCTGTATTTGATGTAGTTGTTAATTCTAACACTCCTGCACCACCACCATTAGATGCAATGATTATACCTCTTAACCTTACAGGTGGAGCTATAATAGCTGTGGCTCCAGCTGCTGCATCTGATCTTGTTGCTTGTATGTCAGTTTTTGCTGCCATTTAATCTCCTTAGTTTGTGGCTCCCGAAGGAGCCACTAGTTAATTATTACTGATTATCAAAAGGTGTTGCGAGTGTTCCCGCAGCAAGAAGCTGACCCTCAACAGCATATAAATTAGCTGCAATAGCAGTAAATTTAATAATTGATCCTTTTAGACCACCTGTTGTAGCAGTTCCCGCTTCACCATTAAGATTAACTTCATTGTTACCAGTTGCAACTTGAAATTGTTTACCAGCAACTGAAGCAGTAATACCAAGTGTAACAGCACCAACAAATTTATCTGCTGTGTTAGCAGTTTTAATTGTACCAGTGAAGTTATCAATGAAAAGAATTTCAAAAGTTGTTCCAATTGTGTTTTGATTATTTGGATCACTTCCTGGTCCTGCTGCCGCTGCATCAGCTGTAGATATGATTGATGGAATAGTAATTGCAGTTGGTGTTCCCGCAGGATCCATAGTTATCAATCTTCCTGCATGATCAGCAACAGTTAAATCTGTAGCTAATGTTAATGCTTTTACTGCACCTGGCCCTGTGTTAATGAAACCATTTTTCGATCTTACTGGTCCCGAAAAGGTTGTGTTTGCCATAATATTCTCCTTTGTATAGCGTTGATTATGCCGTCTCTATACCGTCCGCCTAGCCAGTCGACATAATAATTTATCTAGGTTTTTATATTATACATAAAAAAAGGGGCGATGTGAACACCGCCCCTTAATGTAATACCTTACGTATTATCTATTAACTAGTTGGTAAATTTCCGTTACCAAATACACATCTTGGATCAGAAAATCCAAAAGAGTATCTTTCTCTAGCTTTAAATCTTACGTTACCAGTATCGAAGTCACCTTCCATTGCAGTTTTGATTGGTGATCTAACGAACATTTTGAATCCGTTCGGTATATCAGTCAATAGGAAGAACGAGTCTGTATCAGTTAGGAAGTTATTAATAACATACCCTTCTGGAACCATTCCCATGCTTCTTACTGCATTGATATCGTTATCAGCAGTTCCTGTTCTCATAGGAGACTTCATGATTCTCTCAGCAGTAAATTGTAATTCTTTTGGAATTATCATTTTTCTACCTTGAGAAGCTATTTTTAAGCCTCTTTCATCTACGAACCCAGCAATGTCGATTAACGATTGCTCTAACGAAGTTTCGTTAAGATCTGCTGCTGTCGCAAGAACATTTGAGAATGTACCACCAGTTGAAAGTGGGTGTGAAGCATTAATTAATGATACTCCGTCACCACCTGTTACAGTAGTAATCTGTGCATTGTTCAATACGTTAGCTGCTTTAACTTGCTTCGTATTTGACATTGATCTTGCAAGAGCTCTTGTATATCTCGCTGCAAGTCTGTCATATAGGTTATCTTCGATCGCTTCTTCAGTAATAGCAAATGCTAGTGCGATTGTTTCGTGAGTATATCTAGCTGTGAATGTTTCATTCGCTTGATCAAACACGACTCCAGCACCTTCTTGTTTAGTTGGTGCAGAAGCAAATCCCGCTAACATCACTTCTTCTTCAAAAGCTCTGTCAGATGTTTCTGTAGTATAAATCTCAGCATGCTGATTTTCATACCTATTATATTCCAGGCCGAACAAGGCGTTCAAACCTGGCTCTAGTTCTTTAACTAGTTGTGATCTACTTATTGCCATAGTTATATATCTCCCTTATTACGCTAGACCTGTACCACTTCTGTAGAAGTGATTGTTTATTCTTACAAGAATATTAGCATTCGCATTTGCTGTGTCGCTGTTATCTGGATCTTGTGAGATATCAATTGCTTGTATTACAAAAGTACCTGCTGTTCCAGAAACGCTCACATCAAGTTGAGCTTTTGATATTCCTGTTTGAGTCACACCTGTAGTGTTTGTCATTGAGTAGTTCTTATAAAGATCCGCTCTTGTAAAAGCCGCATCAGCATCCGCTAAGAACACAGCATCTGGGTCATCAACAACAAATGCAACGATGTCACTTGCATTGATTGAACCTGGATAAAAGTTCTTAAATGTCGGTTTCGATGTAGTTGGATCAGTATAGAAGACTCCATTGAAAACACCCACAACAGCATCCGATGTGTTAGCTGTATGTTTCTCAATATTACCAGTTGATGTTGGAATTACCAAATCACCTTGGAATATTGCAGTCCCATAGTTTGCTTTGATCGTATATCTGTTCTGAGCTCCTACTAAAGGTGTTCCGTCAAGTTTTCTGTATGGTCTTAGACCAAACTTTTCACTTACGTTAGCCATAGTTTAGTTTCTCCTTATTATTATTAATCCAAGCTACTTAGGGTAGGTAATGCAAAAAAATTATTTTTTACGACTACCACCAAAGGTAACTCTAGACTGCCTATCAATATTGATTGGCATGTCCGGGTGTTGTTCCTTCATAAGATCTTGATCAATCGCTTTTGTTCTATCTTGAGTAATCTTACTAAAATATTCAGCACGACTTTTCAAAATCTCCTCTGGTATCCTTGCCAACACAAGGCCACCAATTCCGATGAGACCAGCATGTTTTCCTTCTGAGATTATTGGATAATCATGTTCACCTATTTCACTCAATAGTGTTTCAGCTTTCACAAACTCCCAACCCTCTCTAAGTTTCTTGGATACATTTGCAGCATCCTCAAAACCTGCCGTTGCAGTTCTTATCCACCTATGTGCATAACCCTGCGGTGCAGCTGGTGCATCCAAACTGGATGGTGGAGTCCAATCTTTCTTACGAGAAACTTTCTCTCTCGTATCGGACGTGCGTGAAGTTTTAATTTTTTCCATGTTATACTCCTTCCTTCACGTATTTTGCGTATTCCTCTAGTGGCACCCCTAATTTCTTAGCGATAACTACCTGTGATTTGGTGAGTTTCACAGACTTGCGTCCACCCTGTCTTCTACTTACGGAGGCTACATTTTGGACGGGTGCAGCCTTCTGCGGTTGTTCTTCAGTAGAAGATTGTGCAAACTTTTGAGGGAAATACTCCTTCATACGTTTGTTGATTTGATTATAATATTCATCACTTTCCCCGTCAATGCCCTGCTGTACAAGTTCTTCATGTATACTCATAGCGGCATTGGTTAAAACTCTATCAGATCCAAACCAATCGTTGTCTTCTGCCCATTTTTGAGCTCTTTGACTAACTGGTGGAGTAACCTGTTCCTGAGCTTGAGGTTGTGACTCTTCTTCTTTTTTTCTTGCCTCCTTATCTTGTAGAGACATAGAAACTTTTTCCTTTTCTACAGCAAGTTTTGTTAAGGCATCATTAGCCTCCATTATTTTCTCACTGTCTTGAGCATCTAGAGCTACTTTAAGGTCATTTTTAACTTTTATTCGTTCTGCCTCTATTCTAGCATCATACTCTTTAAGGTAATTTGTATCGGTTTCTTCAAACCTTTTTTCAGCAGACTCAAATTTTTCTTTTAAGCCTTTAGCATAATCAAGTGCAGCTCTTTCTTTCCTTTCTGCCTCTCTTACCTGAAAAGTTAATTTTTTTATTCTTTTTTGAACTTTATCAGAATAATCTTTCAAACCCTCATCGTCTTCAGGTTCTACTTTTTTTTCAGGCTCTGGTTCTGGTTCTGGTTCTGCCTGTTTTGTTTCTTGTAAAAGTTCTTTTGCTGTTTTTTCTCCAGTTACGTTATCTTCTTCTTTTGAAACATCTGTGTAACCTAAGTCAACATTTTCTTTTGGAGCAAAAGACTCATCTGGTTCTTTTGCTTCTGGAACATCTACGTTTTGTTCCGCAACGCCATCAGTATCTAATTCAACTTCTGGATTTTTAGTTTCTTCTGCCATTTGTCCTCCTTAGTAATGGTGCAAAATATCAGATGGATCAGATATGGTTGAAATGACTTCATCATCATTCAAAACTCTTACTTCACCACCATCTATTTTGAATCTTGAACCTGCGTATCTACTAAAAATAATCCAATCATTTAGTTTACACCAAGGTCCTTTAGGAAACTTTTCTTTATCAAAATAACAAAGGTCTCCCATTTTTAATACTAGACCACACACAGTGGTCATTTGTATTGTTTCTTGTGTTGAGTCTGCAAGATAAACTCCGCCCTTAGTTTTTTTAGGGCCACCATAAGGTAATACTAATAATCTATATCCTGTTGGGCTTGGTAATTTATCTAGTGTTGATTGTTTGATCGCTTTTGGATCGAGGACTGTTTCAACTTCTTGTCTTGCTTTATAAGCATCTAAGAGTGCTTCAGTCCGTTTCGGTGTCTCCGTGGACTTGTTCATCTATATTCTCCGTTTTTGACAGCAGGTCTTTTATTTCCTGTTGCAGATCTTCTAGTGATCTGATTTGCCCCCTAATATATTGTAGCTCATTCCAACTGTCAACACCATATATAGCGTGTGATTTACATCTCTCAAGAATTCTTGAAATCATTTTTTGAACAAGTGATATTGTATATGGATCCATTAAAAAGTTTCTCCTTCGTTAAATTTGTAATAATTAAAATTTATATTTACTCTGGTATGTGAGTCAGTGCAGGTGGTGCCTCTATGATACATATTTGAATCAAATTCAATTAATCTATTTCTCTTACTATAAATAGTTTTACCACTTTTAAACTCAGTAGCTCCATCATTAGAATTAACAAAAAGAATTGCTGTTCTACAATCTTTAGTATCAATATGAAATCCATGTCTAACTGTTGATGGTGTTTTTGGAATACAATTTGCTTTAATCCTAAATAATGATTTTGCTTCTAATTTGTTTAATACAGGTATTACAAGTTGATAAAAGTTTGACATAATTTGATGTTCTGCAAATAAAATATGACAGAATTGATATTGATATCCTGGACTACTTAATTTTTTGTCATCATCAGTAATTTTATTTACATAATACCAAGGAAACATATGACCCATGAGATTTGTTTCTATTTTTTCAAACTCTTCTTCTGGTAGAAAATTATCAATTACTTTGAGATCCATTATATTTTCTCATTACTATTTTATTTTTACCCACGTGCATTGGTTTTACATTAATAAGTTCTCCAACTTTAATACATAAATCAAATTTAAAAGACTCATAATCATCTAAAATGATAAAACCATCCATCGCTAATCTTTCACCAAAGAATACTAATTCTTTAAGAACGTCAATAGTTTTGTGAGGCCCATCTAAAAACACTAAATCATATTCATTTTTTATTTCTTTTTTACCTTGATTATAAATAGGAACTCCATCGTAAAATCTAGCCATAAAATCATTATCTGACATTTGAAACAAATTAAAATTACTAAAATCCAAAGATTGAAGGAGTGTTAGTTTCATATTATTTGGATAAGTAGGGTTTTGACCATCAATATGTTTAATAGTTGAGTCCTTGTCAAAATGATTGTAATTTATATCTCCATAAGGATCTATGCCTATATGCCAATGATTTTTATCTTTTAATGATTTTAAGATAACTTCTGAGCCCATGCCTAATCTAACACCAATCTCACAAGTCAAAGGATCTGAGTTTTTTATTAGTTTACAGCACTTCTCAAGTAACTCATACTCGATGCTGTCTCCACTTATCATTTAAATTCTTTTAAAATTTGTAATTTATCCTCTGCCTCTGCTATCTTACCAATTAATTTATCACATTCTTCTATGTGTTGTGGATGCTCTCCTATTCCTACAGAATTTTCTAAATAAATTTTTATAGTAGCATCCGCCTCAGAAATTTGAGCATTGTATTTATCTTCTAAAGCTTTAAGAATTGCTTCACGCATAATTAGACTATAAGAATTTTTTATGATTTTGCAAATGTTTTAACATTAGTTGGTTTACCACCAACACCTTGAGCTCTAGCTCTTTTCCTTGCAACGGCACTCCGCCTCTGGGATTCTGTCATCCTTGCCGCTTTTGCAGCAGGGACGCATTTTGGATATGCTCTCTTTCGATCCGCTGCTAATTTGGAACGGCCACAAGGTGCGTAAGAACCATCTTTTCGTTTGCTCCCAATATCCACCCATTTTTGTTGAAACCATTTTTTTAAGCCACCTTCTTTGAGGTACTGAATGTTTTTTTGCATTACACTAGATCTTTATAATAATCTGCCATGCCGCCTTTAGTAAATTTCATCCCAGATTTTTCTAATCTACCCATCGCAGATTGAGCTCCAGCAGTTTTAGCTACTCCACCCATATTTAAATTTTCAATTTCTTTTTTTAATTCTTCTAGTATTTTTTTCTTTTTATTTGCAGGCTTTTTATTCTCATCTTTAACTTTTTTTGCTTTATCCTTTTTTTTAAATATGCTTAGAAAACCTGCTGGTCCACCACCCATTAATTTTTTTGGTTTATTAATCATAGCTCCCTCAGCAGCTGGTTTAGGGCCTCTAAAATCTTTTCTTTTTACACCAGATGGATCTTTAATTTTACCCGCACAAATTTTACTAGCATAGGCATTAGCATATGCTGACGGATATACTTTGAATTTTCTTTTTGCTGCCGCTTTACCTCTTGGACATAATTTAGTCATATATTTCTCCTATTTAAATTTTCTTCTTTTAAAGTACCTTGCTTCAAATTTTGTTGTTTTTTTATTTTTGTCTATTTGAGATTGACTTAAAAATTTACCAGGTTTAGGTGTTTCAAGTTTTGGGTTCAATCCTGTTTTTGTCATTTTTTTTATATCGGAAGCTGGAGCACTTTTAAAAAAATCTTCATGAGCTGGATGTAATCTACCAGTTTTTTTCTGAATCACACCTTTATCTTGCATTTTAATTTTTTCACTAAAAGATAAATTCTTTTTGCCTGTCATTTTATTTAATAAAGCTTTACCAAATCCTCTCAAAGCTATACCCACTGCTCCTGCCATTATTTTTTTCCTCCGTTACGAAATATTTGTGTTCCCTTTATACCAAAAACGCTCGCCACGACAAGGATCCAAAGATTTGTGAACCAGGTCGGCAACGACTGGAAGTGTTCGAAGAAAATTTTAATCTTGTCCATCGCAGCTGGATCATCTGACCAAACTCCGTAGGCAAGCACCAGAATGGGCAAAGTGAGTATGGCAAGAACCACCTCATCCTTGTAGTCGTTTTGACGAGCCTCAAGAAGTTTACCTTGATAAGCTTCCTCACCTCGTGCTTGACGCTCTGCGTGTAATAACTGAGCATCAGACATTGCAACCTTCGCTTTTTGCTTGTTGGCATAAATCTTACTGCCAGCGTTAATTGCTAATTTTAAGGCACTGAACCACATTCTTAAATTTCTCCTTACGTCTATTACTTAAATAATTTATCATTTTATCGACTGTAGATAAAGCCCCTTGACCATTGATCTTCCATCTCCATGTGTCTTTGTGATGTTGTTTTCTACGTTTACAAAGATACATACAACCCCCAAAAAACTTGTAAAACCTTTGAATCATGTCTTTATCTGTCATTTCTACTGAACATGCGAAGTATTTTTTAGTTTTTAGCTTTGACCAAATACCAAAACTACCCTCACCATCGAAAACACCTGATAAAAAAATTAATTTTTCGTTATCTGATAGATTATCGTAAACCGATGAATTTTTTACCGGTAACTTGTATGTTTTTAATTCCTTTGATGTCAGATTTAGCTCCCGTTTCTCTGTGCGGACAGCCCCCATTCTTCAGACCTTGTGGTTTTGGTCCTCTTTCAGGGGGTGGCCCAGATTTCACTCCACCACTTAATCCTCTTTCATTATTTCTTCTCAAGTTTTTGCCTCGCTATATCTAATCTTTCATCAGACTGTCTGTCTTGCTGACTTAATCTATCATAATCAAATTGTAATTTAGCTATCTCTCTTTGATTTTCTTGTTCTTGTTTGAATTGTACTTCTTCTGCTTTTCTCTGCATGTCCATAGCTCTTAAATCAACTTCTTGCTGTTTAATTCTTACCAACGGATCTTGTTTTTGTGCATTAGCCGCCATTTCACTTTGAACAAGCTCTGCTGTAATCTCTGATGCTCTTTGTGCCACTTGTGCATCGTACATAATTTGGAATTGTTCAGGATCTTGCTGTTGAAGTTGCATCATTTCTGGATTTTGCATCATAGCACTGTTAATTTCTGCTCTTGCTTTAAATGAAATGTGGTCTGACACGTGTGATTGCAGCAATGCATACACTTGTGGATTGATTTGAACCATTCTTGAGTTCATAAATGCTGTGTGTGCAGCAATGTGAGCGTCATGATCTTGAAATTCAAACGCAGTTAGTAGTCTCATTTGTAAAGCACGTGCGTTTTCTTTTGCAGGATCTAATGGTTCTGGTTGTTTTGGTGCAGGTTTTAACAAAGTTTCAATTTGTTTTGTTCCTAGAGCTTCATAAACACGTCTATATGCTTCATGTATGTTATGTAATTGTGGATTTGACTGTGCAATTTGTAATTGTGTCTGTGCAAGAGTCACTCTTTGGGCCATTGACATGATATTTGGATCTGCAACAGGTAAAATATCGACTCTCTGATCAAATCT